ACATCTCTACAGAAATACAAACTATCCTTCGATCCTTGTAGAATGAATCTATAACCTATACCAAAATGATTATTTTTGAAATAATTAATTTCTTGGGTTGGCACAGACATATAATCTTTGTTTTCGTGACTGTCAGTGTGTGGCAACACATCGCCACTTGCCTGGCTGAGTTTTACGTGATATTTTTGGGTCAATGGAAAGTATTCATCAATCCATTCTATCAATTCAGGATATTTGTTTTTTGCGAGATCGTTCCATTCATTGAATTCTGGTTGTGTTGGGTTTATATCTTCTCCACCTAGCAATGTTTCTTCTCTCCATTCGCAAAAAACTTCTTTTGGTTTTGCATTTTTGATCACTTCGCTATCGGTTTTACCTAATATCATTTTATCATTTTCGTCATACATAGCGACATGGTCATTGCCGGTGAACCTTTCAACCAAGGTTTCTCTTTTGGGAATAGGTGGAATATCTAACGGTAAGAAAAGGGTCATATCATTTCCTTGTGTACAACATACTGTTTATATTTTTTACTACTGCGTTCAAGCAGTGTTGAGTGTTTGTCTACATCTACTATTCCGGTGATCTGACCAATGATTCTTTCGTCATCTATGCTTGGTTGTAAATCAACTCCGTGTGGCTGACTACAATTGTTTAGCACCCAAGCATCTGTTTCTTCTGGAATTGTGCAATAGTGTTTTTTGGTTAAATCTTCATTGCACATATACAACGAATTCTTTGACCCATTGATAATAAATCTATATCCACAAGGTTCGTTGTCTAATTGATGTTGCAACATATCTTGCGATTTCGTAATTTTCAAATCTTGGGGAGTTTTTACTTTTTGCCCATCTACTATGAAGTATCCTTGGTAGTTGTCATTGTCGAAATCGTGTGCATCTGTATGCGGTAAAACATTGCCTTTGGCTCTACTTAACTTAACGTGCAATTTGTGTGCAAATGGAAAATACTCATCAATCCAATCTATCAGTGCAGGGAATAGGTTCCTTGTGTTAGGTTGCCATTCGCCATCTGTGTCTAAAAGTGTTAGTTCTTCCCAATGGCAAAATGCATCTTTGTTGTGATTGCTTTCTATCTCTATTATGCCTTGTGGGTTGGTATAAGCAAAATACTCTTTGCCTTTGAACTGCTCGAGTATACTTGTTTTATTAGGAATTGCTGGTATATCTAATGGAGTGAATATCATATGTATGCATTACCATCCGCCATCATCTTCAGCTATTTTGTCGTCGACACTTTTAGATAATGAGGATTTGTATTCTATACGTGCATCACGCCATTCCTGTGCGTACGGAACGTCTTGCAGATGTTCGAACCATGGACCGCCTTCTGTGTAGTGCAACATTTTGGGAGCACCATCTTGAGGCTCTTCGTACCAGTCTGTTAACCAATTCCATTCATGAGATATTTCGCCTATCTCATCATCTTTCAACCAAACAAATCTATGATGCCACAGTCCGTCATTGGTGTTAAGAGCATTAAGATCTAGAAGTTTATTAGAAGGATGCTCACAGTTCCACAGCATACAGGAAGACCAATTTTTCCTTGGATACACTGTTTGAGTCTTGCCGTCCATTTTAGTTGTTGCTTTAGGAGTGTAATCGTGCTTGGCTACCATCACTGCATAGTTGTCATTTGCCTGATTGAACAGTTCTTTTAGATCGACTTTACAGAGGAAATCACAATCAATAAACAAGGCCCAACCTTTGTACCCTGTAAGCATTGGCACAAAAAATCTCGAAAAAGTGAATTCTGTTGATGCTTTGGCATCCACATCTCTAGTATACACACCGATCTCTTTTAGGGTGGGTAATTTCAGCGGATATACTTCTATGTTAGGATTATGTTTTTGTATGGTGTACTTGGCAACCTGAAAGGCAATATCCTCTCTCGAATCCCAGCCAATAAAAACTCTCATATTGGTCATCTCTTGTTTATATAGTAATGAATTTGTTGCCAATTGTCAACTTTGGTGACTTTGGGATTGTCATAACTTGCATTGTATTCGTGTCGGATCATAATTGTATTTAAACCCATTTGCACCCCCAATTTTACATTTTTTATCTTGTCTTCTATCCAGTAATATCCACTGTCTTTCCATGGCAAAAGTGCTTCGTCCTTGTCTTGTCCAGTATGCAATACAATGACTTTTTCAAATACATCGCCGAATAGATCTTTGAGATTCTGCTCACGCAGTCTGTGAGAATATTGGTCCTCGTGCATCGAAGTTATGCCGATGAATTTCCATCCTTCTTGGGCTAGTTTTGGGACAACAGTTTGTGCGTCTCTGAAAGGTTTGAGATACCTAGTCCAAGAACTCATATTAAAATGCCAGGTTAATTGCCTCAATTGTTCTTCGTCGCCTTGCCATCTAAGATGTGCTGTGTACTTTGAAGTGTCTACTCTTTTTATTTTGTAGTATTTTTCTAGATAGTCTGTGAATCCTTGCTCCCAGTCGAGCCAAACTCCGTCTATGTCTGTAAGTATAATTTTTTCTTTTTGCATTTTTTAACTTTCTATAGGGGGTGCCTAGTACACCCCCTTAACTAGGATGTTATGGTACGTTCAGAGAGATTCGAACTCTCAGTTGCCTGCTCGGTCACTCATAGTAATATGAGCGTGTCTAACCATTCCACCATGAACGCACTTTTATTATACAGTCTAATTTATAAATTACAAAATTAAATTTTGTCTTGCAACATTTCGCATACTTGTTGATAAGTGTATCTCATTGGCAAATTTATTTGCAGTGAAATCCTGTCTTCGGTAGGAATGCCAATATTATGCCAGGTTTGTGTGTTTACCAAAGTTGGACAGGTGTAGATATGACTGAAAGAAAGTTCATGATCTCTGGTGTAGAAGTTAATTGGAGATGCATTATCGCTGATCGGAACGTGAATGAATGATTGTCTTTTTTTATCTGCTGGAGAAGTAGTTCCATCCATATGTATGTCTAATTTGTATCCTCGAGGAAAGTTATAGAAACTATGACCCATATCATAGTTAGAACTATCTAATAGTTCTGTAGGTAATTGATCGATGATTTCTTTTACGGCAGGATAGATTTTGTAATTGTCACCTATTGTATGGTAATAATATTTGTTACTTCGATCATAATCATCCCATTGTTCCCACTCAGGAAGATAAAATTCTTTCCATTCTATTTCATAGTGTGAATAAATTTTTAATTGTTCCTGATCATATAAAAGATTTGGAAGTGGTGTAACAAATTGTTCCATCAAAAAATATTTATATGGCGGAGGGAGTGAGATTCGAACTCACGATAGACTTGCGCCTATGCCGGTTTTCAAGACCGGTGCATTCAACCGCTCTGCCATCCCTCCTTGTGTATATTATAATACAAAAAGTTGATATAATGCAATAATGTTCATTGCAGAAAACCATCCTGTAAGAACTACAATCCAGGCGGCTTTCCTCATCACTGCCGCTACTAAACTTGTTACACTACCCAAAAAGTAGAATGGAACAAATATATCTGGTCTTGGTGCTAGTACTGTATAAGTTAGTATGGCTGATCCTGTCATCACACATATCGCCGAGAACATCTCGATCCAAAATGCCAACGGATTTGTTGTGTATGATTCTTTCCAAAAATCTGTGATTTTTTTAATAAGGTGCAATTGTAAAAGTCCAGCCATCCATTTTTTCGTCTAGCCAGAGTTGGCATCCTAGTCTAGAAGTTGATCTTGATTCAAAGGCCATATCTTCTATGACTTCTTTTTCGATGTCTTCAGGTTCTCCAAGGGTGGCATAGTTGGCTTCGGAGAGATAACACTGACAAGATGAGCAGGCACAGGCGCCTCCACATACTCCGAACTCATCAGAAATTCCAGCCTGGGAAATTACAGATTCGAGTGTGTCAGGTAAGTTTACATCGAGTGTGTGTGACTTGCCTGATCTATCAATTACGTTAATCTGCATTAGAAATATTTGTCTAAGACTTCTAGTTGATCGTGATATTCTGCAATAATCTTAAGTTCTTTTTCTATTGCTTCGATTATATCAGGATGTTCACCGACACCTGCCGCATTTTTCAAATAAACTTCTACATTCATTGCGTGTTTGGCAATGTGTCCTTTTGCGTGTTCCTTGATAGCATCTATCATATTTTCTCTGTTATATAAACCTGCCATTTGTTGCTCCTTATTGTTACTAATATTTTAGTATTTTAGATGGTGATTGTCAATGGTTTAGGAGCGAGCTTCCCCGCTCCGCAACAATTATTTGTTGTTTTCTAGATATGTGTCCAAAGTTCTTTGGAATTTTCCAGCGTGTGATTTTTCAGCTTTTGCAAGAGTTTCGAACCAGTCAGCAATCTCATCAAAGCCTTCATCTCTGGCTGTTCTTGCCATACCTGGGTACATATCTGTATACTCGTGTGTCTCTCCAGAGATAGCAGATTTCAAGTTTGCTTCTGTTTCTCCCATTGGTTCACCCGTTGCTGGATCGCCCACCTCCTCTAGATATTCCATATGGCCGTGTGCGTGACCAGTTTCGCCTTCTGCTGTTGATCTAAACACTGCCGCCACATCTGGTGCACCTTCTATGTCTGCCTTTTGAGCAAAGTATAGATATCTTCTGTTAGCTTGTGATTCGCCGGCAAAAGCCGCCTTTAGGTTTTCCGCTGTTTTACTTTCTTTTAGACTTGACATAAGTTTCCTTGTTAAGTTGGTGCCGGCACACGGATTCGAACCGCGGACCTGATGATTACAAATCAACTGCTCTACCAACTGAGCTACGCCGGCTTAGGTTATGGTGGAGGATAGCGGGATCGAACCGCTGACCTCCTGAATGCAAATCAGGCGCTCTCCCAGCTGAGCTAATCCCCCACGGTTACTTTTATTATACAGTATGTTGATATATCTTGTCAACAGGATTTGTCTTGCCACAGGTTTGTGAACAAAATCCTATTTTTCCATCACAGATTTTATCTTTCCATTTTGATGAAAAAATTCTATCAATTATTCCTTCTTGCATAATTTCTTGTATGTTTTGTTTATTCAAATCCAATAGTTTTTTGTGTTGATCTATGTTGAATTTTATTTGATAATCTAAGAAATTGTCGACATTTCCGTCATAACTGGTACCAACATAACAGCAAGGAAATACGAACCCTTGACTGTTTACGTAAACTTCTGATACCCTATTTTGTAGACTAGCACATCTTATTTGCTGTTGATCTAGTGCTATGGCATAATTCCCTAGTGATTCTATGGTTGTATTTTTTATTGATCTATCGGGATCATATACTTCTGTGTTTTTTCCAACAGCAATACCATTGTTGTAGTATTGGATGGTGGATGGTTCTAGTGTATAGTTTGGTTGTCCATCTTTGTCAAACACTGTTCGGTTAACAGCAGTATTATTGGAATAATTTATAAATCCAAAAGGTTTTTTGTCAAGAAATAACTTAAATCCTAAATCGTTGCATAATTTTCTGGCAGTTTCTATTTGATGTTCATTGTGTTTGAACACCAGATATTCCCATCGTGCGTGACCACCGCTTTGGATAAAATTTTTTACATTAGTAATCAGTTTTTTCCAAACAACATTTCTTCTGTACAAATGATTAGTATCTTCCAATCCGTCTATAGAGAATGTTACTTTTCTGTTTGATGTGTTAAAAATTTTTCCAAGTTGTTGCCAAAAGTTTTGTGATCTAATGCCTCCATTTGTATGAATCACTTGTTCGCAATTTGGATTTAGTTTGGTAACGTATTCTACTATTTGTAGTATTTCTTTGTTGGTTATAGGATCACCCATTGTTCCACAATATAATACTTTGTCTAAATTTTCTAACACAGACACAGGAAAGTATTCTTTAAATTTTTCAAAACTTATTTGGGCCTGGATTAGATCTTTTCTGATGTTAGGAGAATTTGAAATGAACCTTGGACACAATGGACAGGCCGCATTACAATAACTGCTTAATTCTATGTGTAATTTTTTTAATGGAAAGTTTTGCCAGGACATAATAAAATGGGGACTAACCTTAGGTCCCCGCGTGTGTGTTAAGGCACAACCCTACAATTTATACTGCGATGAAATAGATTAAACTAATCGCCGCAATAATCACGGATCCTGTGTTAAGATCTGATTGCCTACCGCTCAGTGCTTTAATCAACACGTGTGCAATAAAGCCTAGTGCAATACCATATGCAATTGAAAAAGTCAATGGCATAATCACCGCCGCCAACACGGCTGGAGCATATTCACTAACATCATCCCACTCGATATCTTTTAGATTACGTAAGAAATAAGTGGCAATGAATACCAGAGCTGGTCCAGTAGCAAAAGCAGGAATGCTTTGTGCCAGTGGAGCGAACACCAAACAAGCCAAAAACAGCACTGCTACTGTAACAGCAGTTAATCCTGTCTTGCCTCCTTCTTTGATTCCAGCACCTGATTCTATATAAGATGTTGTGTTTGAAGTACCCATTAGTGCACCAACTGTGGTTGCTGTCGAGTCAGCCAAAAGTGCTTTATCGATGCCTTCCACTTCACCGTTCTTGTTAACTTTGCCTGTTAGATTTGCCACAGAAGTTAGTGTTCCTGCTGTGTCAAAGAAATCCACAAATAAGAAAGCAAATGCAGTTCCGATAAAACCCGCAGTTGCTATCAGCGAAAAGTCAAGGGTGAATGCGTGTGCCGGTGATGGAATTGATCCTACTACTCCTTGTATGTCTGATATTCCAAATACCCAAGCAATGATACTTACTGCAAGGATACCTATAATGATCGCACCAGGTATTTTACGTTTGTCTAGGATTGCCATAATAGCAAAGCCTAAACCCGCTAATAATACGGGCCAGGATGAAATATCTCCTAATCCAACAAGTGTTGCTGGATTGTCTACAACGACACCTGCATTTTTAAATCCAATGATGGCTAAGAATAGACCAATGCCTGCTCCAATACCTAATTTCATTGAACGTGGAATTGAGTTGATGATGTAACGTCTTGCTGGCGTCACTGATAATCCGATGAATACAATACCGGCTACAAATACTGCCGCCAGTGCCTGTTGGAATGTATATCCCATTCCGAAAATGACTCCGAATGTAAAAAATGCATTCAACCCCATTCCGGGTGCAAGAGCCACCGGCCATTTTGCCCATAGTCCCATTATTAATGTACCTATCACGGCGGCAATGATTGTTGCTGTGAATACAGCACCAAAAGCCATGCCTGTACCTTCTGTGGACAAGATTGCTGGGTTAACAACAGTGATGTATGCCATCGTTAGGAACGTTGCCACACCTGCCATTATCTCAGTCTTGACAGTAGTACCTGCCTTTGATAGACCAAATAGTTTTTCTAACATATTTTTCTCCTCTAATTATTGGATACAAATATTATAGCAAATCTATGATATCTTTGCAACGAAATGAATTAAAATTTTGTTGTTTGGTAGTGGTAATAAGGAGTAAATCTTGATGCTTCAAGAACTTTTTGATCCAGTCTATAAGCACCTATGCGGTCGGTTTGTTGGTGTGAATTTTCGTGTTTTTTTCGGCTTAGAGCACGAAGATAGAACTGTGGAGTTCTAAACATCGTGTTCCAGGTTGTCTTGCCGAATTTCATCTTAGTATATACCTTTGCGAGTCAATTCTCGTTGTCTTTGTTCGAGATCATAGAGACTCACTGACTGTGCGAGGTATTGCTCAATCCACTCTTGTTGTGATTGAGGTTTGAACAATTCAAATATTTGTTTAATATATTGCATCTACTTGATCCTTCTTGAGATGTTCTGCGGACGAATGTGTCCTGCCCATATTGGTTTTCTCATTGTCTTGCTCCCATGTCACTGTGTGTTTGTTGCCTGTGTGTTTGTATGTTGGACTGTAACCCCAGGCAGTTGTGTTACAGTACATTCGGAATGCTTGTCCCCAATTTTCATTGCTGAATTTTGGCATTATGCAACATCTCTGTCGAGATAATTTGGAAATTTTCTTTCCCTTTGCCAAGTAGAATACGCCCACTGCCATTCAGTGCCATATTCGGTTCTGCAAAAGTTGATAATGTTTTCATCGTTATTGCCAAAAATACTATTGACAAAACGACTAAACTGACCAAGACTTCTTGCAGTGTTTTCGTATACTCTTTCCATTGTTTCCTCTTTCTTTCCATTAATAAACGTATTTGAATGCTTCTTTTACGTTTTTCTTGTTGCCAAGTGTGTTAAGTTTTCCAAGTTTGGTTAATAATTGTATTAGTTTTTTCATTGTGTTCTCCACTATTAATTTATGACACAAAAATCACAAAATACAGTGTTATTACAATAGATCAGTTGTGCAGATTAGCTATAGATATTTTTGCATATTATCTATGCAAATGTTTGTGATAAAAATTTTTGTTTTGCTGATGCTGTCTTTGATATGACAAATGATTGGAAATTTTCTTCGTTGGTTGTGCCACAGAGAAAAAATTTTGTTTCTGCCACAAACTCGGTCACTGCTTCATTGACGCCGAATCCTTTTTTTGGCCTTGTTATAAAATCGTGGCCACAAATGTAGCCGTCGTCTTTGACCTTGCTGGACCAAGTCCTTAGATCATTTAGACAAGGAGCATAATGATGATCAGCATCTATGTATATCCAGTCAAAACTTTGATCTGCAAAATCATTGATGGCCTCGTTTGTGTCTTTCTTGAGTATTGTTACATTTTGATATTGATCGAATAAATTTTTCACATCCTCGTATTTTTTACTATGGACTGCATCATAGTCTGTTGAAGTTAGCATATGCGTCCAACTGTCGATTAGAAATAAATTTTTAGGTTCGTTGTGTTCTAAAATTATTTTTGAATAATCGCCTTTGTCTACACCGAGTTCTGCTACAACTCCGTGTTTTGGCAGATATTTTGGTAGATGATCTCTACTAAAGGTTAGCATCTTCCATCCCAGCCACTCTAAGTTTAACTATATTTGTGATGTGCCATTGTTTTTGATCCAGTGATTTAATCACGCCCAACCACTTGTTGCGAAGCAGTGCCCATTCGTTGACAATGGCTTCATAGTCACACACTTCATCTTCGCCTTCTGCATATTTTTCAGCATCACGTGAAGTTAGTGCTCGTTGATAATTTTCAAGATATTTTTTGTAGTGTTTGGTTTTTAATCTACGCAATTGTATTTCGAGGTGTTTGAGTATGCCTTCGATTTCTTGCAGTTGTCTAAATCTTGATTCGACAATTCCTGGCATAGCGGCACTCTGTTTTTCAATGTTGCCATAAAGTTTAACCTCTTGAGATGCCATATCAAGTTCTTTTTCGTAGTCTTGAATAGCGTCTGGTATTTTAGATATATCTTGTGAAACTATAGAGTACCAGTTCATAGATCCTCGTCGTCGAGATATTCAGCATCTAAATTTTCTTTGATGATTTCATCAAGATCTTCGTCATTGCCCATTAACTCTTTGAGTTCATGATCTTCAATGCCGTGATCTAATGCAATGTGTACAAATCTTTCTGCAACTACAGATTTGTCCTTACTCGGTACGTAAGATTTAAGTAGTCCCCATACATCAATTAGCATTTCTGTCTCCATCTTCTTCAACAACAGTGTTTTCTGTTTTCTCCTCTAGTTTTAACTGATTACTTACCTCAGACATAACAATTTCTAAATTATCTTTGCCCCAGTTTTTTCTGTAATCAAGAAGTTCTTTTCCTTCTGCTGTTATATATTTCAATCTGTTTCCTGATTGTGTAATAAGATTTTTCTTTTCGAACAAGTCAAGTAGTCCAGAATAAGGATCCATTCCCGTTTCATACGGAATTTTCACTTGTACGCCTTCAAAGGGTTTAGCATATCTTGTTTTCATCACCTTACAACCGGCACGAATACCACGCACATCAGTAACTTTGTTACCATCTTCATCCTCTTTTAGTTTCAATTTTTTCATTGCTACTACAATTGAAGATGCGTAGATAAATCCTTGTCCACCTGATATTTTGTCATCTGGATCAAACATATCCTGCGATGCATAAGTGTGATTAGTTGCTACTAGCCCCACATTGTATGAACCGAACATATTGACACAGTTTCTTACCAATGCTGTCAGTGCCTTGGGTTTTCTCCCCATATCACCTTTCATATCACCTTTCTGAAATTGGTCAACATCTGTTGGTGTTAACAACATACCCAGACTATCAATGACAAATAATACTTTTGGTCTGTCTTCTGGATCTTTTTCGCCATAATCGGCCTTGTATTCTTTCATAAAGTTTGAAACAGTTTTAGCCACGTCATCTATCATTGACATACCTAATCTCATCAACTTGTCTTCTGCTGTGTCTACGCCTAGTGCTTTTAACCATTTTTCATCTAGTGCATTTTCTGAGTCAACTAGTATTACAAATATACCTTGCTTTTGTGCTTCTCTTATTATATTGCCTGAACAAAAGTATGATTTGCCAGAACCTGACTCACCAGCAAACACAGTTACTTTGCCTAACGGTATTCCTTTGTTAAAATCACCAGAAATTAGATAGTTGAGTGCATAATTGCCTGTGGAGATCCAATCTGTTGGATCATTGAATCCAATGCCTAATCCATCGATAGATTTAGTAATGGACTTTCTAAATTTTGTTACATCAAACGGTTTGACCATATTGTTTACCTCTTACATTATTATATTAGATTTTAGCAAATGTGTCAACGGGGGCCGAAGCCCCCAATTGCATTATTTTGATTGTCTTGCTCTGATCATTGCCAGAATGTCTTCTGCTTTTTGATTACCACCACTTGCGGCTGGTTGCTCTGGAGCAGGTGCTGTCTCTGGTTGTGTAGCAGGAGTAGGCTCGGGTGTCGCAGTCACAGTTGGCTGAGCAGTTTCTGTTTTCACTGCTTCGCCTTGTGGAAGTGCTGTGGTTCCACTGCCTGTGGCAGGTGCTTTGAAACCACCTGGTCTAAAGTATTGTGAATACTTGTCTGCGTCATAAGGCTCACCATCCACTGATGCTCGGAACATTTCTTCCATCACTTTGATCTCAACTTCTGTGGGTTTCTTTGGTAAAAAGTCTCCCAAGTTGTGTAGACCATTTGTGCTGATAGCTGTGTTCTGTTCTTCCGTTAGTGGAGTAGTCTTTCTGGACCATTTAGATGTTGAATAGTCAGCATAACCACCCTTTGTGGTCTTGTTGATTCTGAAGTCAACTCCTCTGGTGTAGTCAGTTGGTAGATCTTCCATTTCAGGATCCATCAGTGCAGATTTTATTATGTTAAAGATCTGTGGACCAATGATGAAACGTCTGATTGGATTGTCTGGAGTAGCATCTTCTTGCAGTGGAGATGATACCACAAAACCTTGGAATATGTATGAACGCTTCTTCCAATACTTTCTGCCCAGATCTTCCAATGATTTGTCTTTGAACCACTGTCTCACTTCAGCAAGTATTGGACAAGCATCACCATACATTTCCATACATGGTACTTGTACCTGTACCGGACCCGATGATGCATCACCCTTCACTGAATTGAAAGGCAGTTTGATCATTGCTCTTTCGGTCCAAAAGAAAGTGTTGTTAGAATCACCGTCTGGTAAAAATCTAAGTACTGCTTC